GTAGAAGGTCAGTGGTGGTGAGCAGTTGGTGGAGCCGCTTTTGTACGGTGCTAACGGCACTGTTGGCTCGTACGCTGGTTACGACAACATTTTGACGACGCCGCAGGACGGCATTACGTCTGCTATCTACGACTGGAAGCAGTACGCTGTGAGCATTGCGATCAGCGGTCTTGAGGAGGCGAAGAACCGTGGTGAGTCTGCGGTCATGTCGCTTCTGAAGGCGAAGATTGATCAGGCTGAAATGTCGCTGATGGACGGTATGAACACTATGTTCTACGGTGACGGCACGGGTAACAACGCTAAGAACTGGAACGGTCTTTCTAACCTGATCCAGATTTCTGGCACTGGTACTACTGCTGTTGGTACTGGTACCGTTGGTGGTATTAACTCCAGCACGGACACGTGGTGGCGTAATCAGGTGAAGCAGTTGGACAGTGCAACTGTCGGCTTCAAGATTTCGGATTTGTCTAGCATTTACAATGCTTGCTCCAATGGCCGAATTCACCCTGACTTTATCCTTACCTCGCAAAAGATGTGGGAGCGCTACGAGTCGCTTCTCCAGCCGCAGTTGCGTTACCAGTCCACCAAGGCTGCTGACGCTGGCTTTGAGAACCTTCTCTACAAGTCGGCTCCGATCATGTGGGACTCGGCTGCTAACACTGGTGTTCACGCCAAGCGCATGTATTTCTTGAACTCCAAGTTCCTTAAGTTGAAGGTCCACTCGGACGTTTGGTTGAAGAACACGCCGTTTGAGAAGCCGCACGGTCAGGACGCCCGTTACTCGCAGATTCTCTGCTACGGTAACATTACGACCAACAACCGTCGTTACCTTGGTGTGCTTGAGCAGACTGCCACTGTTGATGCTGCCACTAGCGCTTCCCAGCCCGTCTAGTTAACTGACTATCGTTAGTGGGGGAGGGCAACCTCCCCCACAGCGGTAATTCTTAAGGAGAAATTTCATGGCTATTGCCGACACTACGAAGTCTCTTGTTCATATTCAGGAGAAGTTTATCAAGCGTTCGCAGTTTACGCTTTCCATTACGGTTCCGTCTATTGCTGCTGGTGCCGTTGGTGTTGTTGCGCCCGTGGGTACTGGTACCGTTAACGGTACTGCTAGCACGAGTCTTACTAACTACGTCAAGCAGGGTGATATTCTGTTTGTTCAGCCGACTACTTCGACTGATACCATTTCGGGGTTGATTCCGCTTGTGGGTCATGCGCCTGCCGATGGTTCGGCTACGTTTGCGTTTGTGGCTGGTGCTACGGTTACTGGAGCGACGAAGACTTTCACGATTACCGTGTTTGCGTCGCAGTTCTAATGATGCGTCAACCCGTTGGTCAGCCAACTGGTTCTGCACCCGCTTACGAGCGTGGGGGTGCGGCTATTAGTGGCCGCACCCCCAATGCAGAAAAGCGTATTGCTGCTGGAGCCGAAGCAGGTTATGTAATTATTGAGGATCCTTGTGGTGCCATTAAGAAGGATGGCACGGTGTGCGTGGCTAGCAAGGTGAACAATCAGAATTATTGTATTGGGCACCTTCGGGGGGCCAAGGAAAAGGATTAGTAAATGGCTTCAATGGATGCTAATGCCATTCGTCAGTTTGTTTGGAGCCATTTGGATGTCGATTCTGAGGAATTGCCTGCTGATCTTTTGAATGTTTTTATGCGGGATGCGGTTATCCGTATTATTTCGTTTTTTGACGAGAGTCCCGTTTGGTTGCAGGTGGAGTATTCGTTTAGCACTGTGTCGGGGCAGCAGGCTTACGATTTGGATTCTACTATTGGTTTGATTAGTCCTAAGCCTTTGCAGGCTTTGGACGAGGTTCGTGGTCCGTTGTATTCGTTGACCCCTCGTCCTCATCGGCAGATTCGTTCTGAATATCGTGCTGATGCTCCGTCTAGTCGTCCTCAGAATTATTCTATTTGGGGACGTAAGTTGTATTTGTGGCCTAAGCCTTCTGATGCTGAAATTTATTCGATTCTTGGAATTCGTCAGCCTGATTGGGATTGGATTACTTCTGGTACTGCAACTCCTGATGTGCCTGAGGAGTTTCATCCGTTGATTGCGCAGTGGACGTTGTCGCGAGCGTATGCCCAACAGGATGATCCTGAGATGGCTAATTTTTATCGCAGTGAGTTTACGAGCGAGTTGTCTAACTTGGCTACGCGTTGGACTAATAATTTGACTGGTCAACCGTTGATTATGAATGGTGGCCGTATTAGTGAACCGTATCGGACGCAACGCACGTTGGGGCCGTTGACGTATCCGTGGGAGTAGTCGATGCCTAAGCGTATTTTGACTGCGGCTATGAATGATTTTCAGGGTGGTTTGAACCTGAATGCTGACCCATTTCAGTTGGGAAAAAATTCTACATCTGATTGTTTGAACGTTGATTTTGATCCATTGGGTGGATTTGCTCAGCGTGATGCTGTGGTTCGTGTTAACACGACGGGATTAACTTCTAAGCCTAAGTCCATGTGGGGTTATTATACGCCTGATGGTAGTACGCGTTATGCAATGGTTCAGCAAGGCAATAGTGTGGCCTATGGGACTGGTGGCAATTTCACGCAGGCGGGTGCATCGGCACCATTTAATGTGACGACTACTGGCATTATGCATGGTGCGACGTTTCGGAATCCGCAGGCATTGTTGTCTAGTGTGACGGCATCAAATGTGTATATTCAGCGTAATGCTGAACAAGCGGCTGTTCGTTGGGATGGTAGTACGTTTACGGCGTTGACTGATCCTGCTGTAAGTCCTGTTTCGTGGAGTCCTACTATTGGGACTCAGACGTATGGTCGCATGCCTAAGGCTAAGTTTGTGACGGCTCATCGTAATTATGTGTTTGTGGCTAATGTTACGGAGGATACGAAGGTTCATTCGTCGCGTATTCGGTGGTCGCATAATGGGCAGCCTGAGGATTGGCGGGTTCAGGATTATATTGATATTGAGCCTGCGGCTGGTGATGCGATTACTGGTATTGCGTCTTGGAATGATCGTTTGTTGATTTTTAAGAATAATGCCGTGTTTATGTTGTTGGGTTATGATCAAGATACGTTTGAGGTTGTAAACGTTTCTCGTACTATTGGTGCTATTTCGCAGGAGTCTATTGCTGTTTGCGAGAATGGTGTGTTTTTCTTTTCGTGGCCTGAGGGTGTTTATTTTTATGATGGTCGCAGTTTGAAGGATATGTTTGTTGATCTTCGTCCGATGATTGAGGATGGGACTGTTGATCGTTCGCAGCGTAGTTTGATTTCGTTGATTTGGTTGAAGCAGCGTTTGTATTTGAATATGCCTACGGATATTACAAAGACTAATAATACTGAAACGTATGTGTTTGATCCCGCTTTGGCTGGTGGTGGCGGGTGGACGCGTTATCAGTTTAATGGTTATGGTCTTGTGACGGGTATGGAGTGGACTCCGCCTACTTATGATTCTAAGTGGTTGGCTGTTTGGGATTATGGTGGGTCGTCTGGTAATGATTGGCGTGTTTTGGAATTGCATGTTAATCAGGTTGATGATCAGTATGTGACTGATCATGTTCCAATTTCTACTCGTTATCAGACTCCGTGGATGGATCTTGGTAGTGCTGCTGTTGTGAAGTCGTGGCGTCGTCCTGTTTTGGTTTTGCGTGGTGGTGCGGATTATGATTTGACGTTTACTCTGTATACGGATTATGACAATACGGTTTCTGTTAAGAGTTTTACGTCGGGAACTGTTGGTACGTCTGGTACGCCGTTGGTTTGGAATTCTGGTTTGTGGGATGTGAATGTGTGGGCTGCTGATTCTGGTCAGGCCCAAGAGGTTGTGAAGGCCGATCGTTTGGGTCGTGCTATTGCTGTTTCTTTGTTGGTTCAGGGTCCTAATGCGTTGGCTACTGCTGCTCGTTGGGGTGTAAATTCAATTACGTGGAAGTATATTCCGAAGAGGATTAGGTCTTAAAATGTCTATTACTGGTCTTGTTTCTTTTTCTGCTAGTACGGTTGCGCAAGCATCGCAGGTTAATACTAACTTCAATATTCTTAAGACGTATATTGAAAGCAACTGCATTCTTGCTGATGGTAGTGTGGCGTTTGCTACGATTCCTTCTGGTCCGTCGCTAGACCCGTCTACGGATAATCAGTTTGCTCGCAAGTTGTATGTTGATACGCTTGTTAACAAGCGTAGTGGTTTGATTAGTGTTGAGGCAACACCTGCAAATGTTACTTTTTCGGCTTTTGATACATTTACTGATTTTGCTGAAGTTTCTATTGTTGTGCCGACTAATACTAATCCGTATGATTTGACTATTGTTGCTGGTGCGTCTTGCGAGATTTCTAATGCTAATAATGCTTCTACGTATGCTGGTAAGTTGCAGATTAATTGGGATGCTTTGACCGTTGGTTCGACGTATGCGGATATGGGTGGACAGATTTCGTCTGCGCATGGACCGACTTCTGCACAGACCACTTACGATCCTGTGCCTTATACTGGCTTGTCACTTGCGAGTCGGGCTTCTTTGTCTGCCGTGAGCAATAAGACAATTAAGGTTAAGTTTGTTGGTTTGCAGCGTAGTTCGTTTGCAACTAAGGCTACGGTAAGTTCTATTAATTTGTGGGCTATGGCTTTCCGTGAGGTGCCGCTTGTCTAGTCCCGATTGGATCAAGACTCGTCTTGATCTGCGCCCTCAATCTCAGGGATTTGCTTATTTGGATCAGGCTTCGCTTGCTCCTTATATTGCTGCGACTATGTCGTCTGCAATTCCTCAAGATGGGACTTGGCAAACGTCGTTTACGTTTGCTTCTAATGTGTCGTCTTATGTGGGATCTTTGCGGTATCGCAAGAATTCACATGGTCAGGTTGAGTTGGAGGGTCGTTGGTGTTACACGACAAGCGGCACTTCGTCTACAAGTAATTTGTTTCAGTTGCCCGCAGGTTATCGTCCTGTTTCTGAAGTAGGTTTGAATGTGGCTCGTGCTATTCCATGTTGGTTGACTGAGGGGAGTCGTTCTGCTAACTGGTTTACTGGTGGTACTGGTTTGAGCAACCAGTATTCTATTGGATCGCCTGTTTGTTGGTTGCGGATTGATGATGATGGTTGGGTTTCTATGGCAACTAATGTTTGGGGCGAACTTTTGAATGCTAATGGAAATCCTGATAGTGGTTATAATATTGCGGGCAGTTGGCGCAATTGGGGGAATAAGCCTTGGGATTATTTGTATGGTCGGATTTATAATTTTAGGTTCCCCACCGACTAGGGGACGACTTAACCTATTTAGAAGGTACTATGGCTTACGATTTGAATCCCGATGAAGTTATGTCTTACGGCAATCGCCGTCGTCAGGCCCAGCAGACTTGGTCAAACCAGACCAATTCGCTAGGGTTTAATTCCAATGCCGCCGATCAGAATTATTCTGACACTTTGCGGCAGGCCACAACCAATTGGAATCAAAGTAGGACTCGCTTGCCGTCTATCTATTCACGGCGCGGCCTTCAGGACAGTGGCATTTATGGTGAGAATTTGTCTCGCTACAATACGGAACGCAATGACGCATTTGGTAGTCTTGCTCGCGATTATTATAACCAGAAGGCACGTTATGCGCAGCAGCAGGTTGGGTATAACCAGAATTTGTGGAATACTATGGGTGATATTGATGAGC